TCAGAGTGGGACATCTGGCAACTCTGCACCGATCTATCCTAACGGTGCTAATCCTTTCCCGCCCACCGCTCCATTTGCAGATGGCACTGCCATGCTGCAGTATGTGAGTAATTGCGAGGTTCTTCCATTCAATGCGTTGCCCCAGGGCATCAATGTCTATGATGTTGTCAATATCAACCTATATTGGGGCAATAGTCGGATACCTTTGCGTTATCTGCCTTGGTCCAACTTCACCGCCCAGTTGCGTTACTGGCAGAATTATGTGGGCAGACCCATCTGTTTCTCTATGTACGGGCAACAGGCCATCTACATTGCCCCCATACCAGACCAACTCTACTACATCGAGGTAGATACCAATATTTTGCCCACTGCGTTGTCACTCAATAACCCCACCCAGACCGACAGCATCATTGACCCGTGGTCTACAGCGGTGCAATACTACGCTGCATACAAGGCCAAGTTCTATGAACAGTCCTATGGTGAGGCTGAAATCTTCAAACAAGAATATAACAAACACATATTAAACGTCTTGAACAGCACGTTTACAAGAAGGATTCCTGATCCATACAGTAGTGGAGGGTAAGAATGGCCTCCGCAGAACAGAAGAAGTCCTACCAGGTAATCAAGGCTTTCAAGGGTCTCAACACCAAAGCCAACCGCACGGCTATCGACAAGGATGAGTTCTCCTGGTTAGAGAACGCCATGCCTGTGGGGTCTGGCAATATGCGGATTATTCCCACCAGTAGCAACGTGACCAACGGTGCAAATGCGGTGGTGTTCACCAACAACGTCACTTACCTCACTTCTGCCAACATCAATGACGATTACATTGTGGCTGCAGAAGATAATGGAGCATTACAGGCATTTGACCTGTCTTCTAACAACTTTGTCACTATTGCAAGTACAGGCACACTGTCAAATGCCAACGTATCTAGCACGCAATACCAAAATACTGACCTGTTTGTGGGTGACCCCAACAAGGGTTTGTTTGACTGGAACGGGGTTAGTCTGATTCCTGTAGGTTCTGTGGGCAGTATTGCCATTACCAACCCTGGTATCAACTACACGTCTGCTCCAAACGTGGTAATTTCCACGCCCAACAATGCCAACGGTGTTCGGGCAACAGCTGTGGCATCAATTACCACAGGTTCTGGCGGGGTGCAAAGCATACAAGTTTTAACGGGTGGATCAGGTTATACATCTGTGCCTACTGTGACCCTTTCTACGCCTGACGTGACGGGTGGAAGTACGGCTACGGCTGCAGCCACCATTTCTGGCGGTAATGTGGTGGCTATTTCTGTGGTCACGCCTGGCTCGGGCTACCTTAACCCCCCGTCTGTCAGTATTACTGGGGGCGGTGGGTCTAGTGCAACTGCAAATGCAGCACTTTCCACGGGTATTGTGAACGCTATTACGCTGACAAATGCGGGTAGCGGGTACACGTCTCAGCCTAGCGTCACCATTTCTGGCGGTGGTGGGTCAAATGCTACTGCTCTAGCCCAGCTCGTCACTTTTGCCACAGGTGCAGTGACCATTCAGGTCACTAACGGGGGCACAGGCTACGGTCAATATGGCAACCTGGCAGTCACCATCACGGGTGGTGGGGGTGCAAACGCAAATGCAACTGCTATTGTTTCTGGAAACGTGGTCAGCCAAGTCATTATGAACAATCCTGGCACGGGTTATACCTCTGCACCGTCTGTGGCAGTATCAGGTGGTAGTGGCACGGGTGCAAACCTTGTTGCGACTGTGCAGTTAAACCCCATAGTGGACTTGGCTACCTTTTCCAACAGAGTTTGGGTGGCACAGGGGCGCACGGTGTATGCGTCTGCCTCCACAAGCCCCACAGATTTCACGTCTGTCTCTGCTGTGGCGTTCAACATTCAGGATAGCACCTTGCACGGCAACATCAAGGGACTCTTGTCTGCCAATAACTTCTTGTATATTTTTGGAGACGATAGCATCAACGTGTTTTCTGACTTGCAAGTGACCTCCACAGGGGCTACGGTGTTCACCAACACCAACGTGAGTGCGTCTATAGGTACATCCAGAATATACGCCATTTTCCCCTATTTCAGGTCAGTCCTGTTTATGAACGACTACGGTATTTATGCCTTGGTCGGCTCTACCACCACCAAGATTTCTGACCCGCTAGACGGTATTTTTCCCTATATTGACTTCAGTAAGCCTGTCACAGCGGGTCAAACGCTACTCAACAACATCTTGTGTGCGGTGTTCAACTTTTATGTCAACAGCTCGTTTCCGATTGGACCATCAGGATCACGCTACATTCAGGCTATTTTCTTTGAGAAGAAGTGGTACATATCTAGCCAGGGCAACATTCAATATGTGACCTCTGTTCCATTTGGTGGGAAGGTCAAACTGTATGGTACAGATGATAAAAAAGTATTAAGACAGTTGTACAGTGACAGTACAGCCAATGTGAGCAGTTATATCCAGACTGCACTCAATGAGATGGGTGACCCCATCCGCACAAAACAAGCCCTCAAATTCGCTGTAGAGGCCACGTTGTCGCAAGGTGGTACTCTGAGTGTCACCGTGGACTCAGAAACGGGTTCTAGCCCCGCCTATACCCTTACAAACACGATAGGGTGGACTAACAACTTGGGCAACCTCATTGGTTGGACAAACAACTCGTCTGCAACGATAATTTGGTTAAATCAGGCGGGATATTATCTGTACAAATCAGATGCAGAGCAGTACGGTAAGTATTTAGGGTTAACGCTAACCAGTAATTCTGCTGGGTATATCGTCAACACATTTGAGTTTGAGCATGAATTAAGAGTGAGGTTCTAACATGGCATTACCAATTACAGTTCCCTACACGTTTGGAAACGCAACCACGGCTATTCCACTGTCCAACCTAGACAGTGACTACGCCACCGTTTACCAGGCGGTGAACGGTATAGGCAACGGGTCTGTGGCACTGGCAAATGTGGCAATCACAGGTGGCACTATTTCTGGTAACACGACTGCATCTAACGTGACGGTCAGTTCAGGCACGTTCACAAACGTCACGTTGTCTAACGTCACCATCTCGTCTGTCAGCACGCCCATCACGGCTGCAGAAGGTGGCACAGGGTCTAGTTCAGCATTCACAGCCAATGGCGTAGCATACGCTACAAGTACAAGTGCTTTGGCTACTGGGTCTGCGTTGACATTTGATGGAACTAACTTAGGATTAGGAGTTACTCCTAGTGCTTGGGCATCACCAGTACAAACTGCTTTGCAACTTAAAGGCGGTGCTTCTTTTGCTTCTTGGGGTTCATATGGTGGTGCATACACTGTTGCTAATGCTTTTTACAATGGCACAAACTGGAAATACTTAGCAAACAATTTGGCTGGTTTGTATATAAATGATAGTGGGGTTCACGCTTGGTTTAACGCCCCATCAGGAACAGCAGGAAACGCTATATCTTGGACTCAAGCAATGACTCTCACGAATAGTGGAAGTTTAGGTATTGGAACAACAAGCCCAACATCTACACTACAAGTCAATGGATGTACAACTACTATATCAAGGGTTGATTCAATCAATAGTGGTTCATCGTTAGATATTTATACCGCACCGTCATATGGTATTTTTGTTATTGTTAATTGTCATGGACAAACCAATAGTTTTTATTACGCAAGTGCAATGTGTTATATAAATGGTGCGGGAACTGTAACTGTGATGAGTTTTGGTGGTTCAGGTTTAACCATTGGTTCATCAGGAGCTGGAAAAATAACAATAACCTCCACTTATAGTCAAAATTATTCATCGCAAGTTTTGTGGGTAGGTCAATAAATTAAAGGAGTTTAACGTGGCAAATACATACAACTGGATCGTGGAGCAAATGGACTGCTATCCCACATACGAATCACAAACAGACGTAGTCTTTACAGTCCACTGGCGTTGCAACGCAACATCAGACCAAACGCACGTTGTCAATGGTCAGACTGTGCCTTGTACAGCGACTATATACAGCACGCAAGGGTTGACCTACACAGCGGGTTCACCTTATACGCCCTACGCACAACTCACACAGGCACAAGTGTTAGGGTGGATATGGGCTGGTGGCGTGTCAGAAACAGGCACACAAACGGCACTAGATGGAATGATTAACGCACAGATCAATCCTACTGTGGTGACACCTCCCCTTCCCTGGACAACACAAGGAGCATAAAAATGGAAACAGTAACTCTACAAACTCAACTTGTTAACTCTATTCTTCAATATTTGGCTACTAAACCTTATCAGGAGGTTGCGCCTCTTATTGCAGAAATACAGAAACAAGCCACTCCACCAGCTCCTGTGGAACATCAGCAATGAGTGTATCTGCCCCATTCACCCCATCTGGTAACACTGTAGTCATTACAGCGTCTACTACTGCGCCAGCACCTACACAGGTGTTGTCTTCTACGCTGGGTGGAAATCAGTACAGAATCATTAACAGTGGCAATGTAACTGCATTTCTAGGTTATGGGCAGACTTCTTCACTTGCTGCAGCTGGTGCAGTTGTGCCCACCACCACACAGAACAACTGTCTAGCCCTACTGCCTGGTACAGATGAGATTCTC